TAGCGCTTTTTCTCGCTAAGGCGGGAGGGTTAGTACAAAAGTGGGGTCCGTTAGCTCAACTGAATAGAGTACCACACTACGGATGTGGGGGTTGCAGGTTTGAATCCTGCACGGATCACAAATAAAACCGTCAAGTCCTTTATTTACAAGGGTTTGGCGGTTTCTCGTTCTAATCCGTGCCGATTCCGTGCCGATTTGGGCGTTTTCTGTTCCAAAAATGGCCGATTTCGTTCTATTTATATAGGTAAGCGTGCACGACTCTTTGGAACTCTTCGAATGTCCGTGCTACCTCTACCTTGTAGCCTTCCTTCTCCAGCTGCGGGATGATGGTCTTCTGATTTTCGCTCAGTCTTCCCTTCTTCCCGTTTTTCATCTCTATCCATAGCCCGTGGTACCCGTTGCTTGGGTGTGCCAGCAGCAAATCCGGCACTCCGGCCATTGCTCCTTCCTCCTTGAGTTTTGCCGCTGTCGCTTTCTTTCTCCAGCCTCCGTTTGGAATGCTGAAGAGGAGCATTCCCTGGTATTGGTATCTAAACCAGCGGACGCAGGCTACCTGCAGGTCGTGTTCTGGCTGTCCTGGTGCCTTCCTGTATGGCTTTTCGTTTTTCGCGTTCCATAACGCGAGGAGTTCCTCGTCTGTCATAGTTCGTACTTGCTTTTGTTTGGGTAGGTCTCTTTTAAGAAGGCGGCCATTCCTTCCTCCAGCGAGCTGTCTGCTATTGAGAAGCAATGGTTTTCGCCTATCTGTCTCAGCAGATCATCTCTGTCCTGGATGTGGTATATCTTTACGTCTCGGTACTTTGTGTATCGCGCTCCTCGCTCGATGAGGAGGTTTCCCATGATGCAGTTCGTCTCGGTTCCCGTCTTTGTGTTCCATCCCGCGTCGAAGATGGCCTGGTTCTCTATGTAGACCAGGCGGTTGTAGTGGGTATTGCAGTGTGGGTTGGTGCTATAAACGGGTAGAGCGAAATCCTCCAGGATCTTGCGTGTCTGTACTAGGCTCTGCCAGTATCCATTGTCTCGGCCCTCCTTTAGTTTGCTCGGTAGGTTGCCTTTGTGGTAGTACGGGTAATTGTCGAAGTCCGTCTCTCGTATGAAGAAGTGGTCGTCACTCGAGAGCAGGAAGTCGTCGGATATCTCGCTGTGGTAGATAGCCTCCTCTATCTTGCTCTGTATATTCTTGTGGTTCCTGTCGGTCGGGTCCTGGGATGGTATCCATGTGATCTCATTCTGGTTGATAAACTCTGGCAGTCTGGGTGTCGCTATAAAAATGCGGCCTACGTTTTTGCCGTATTTATCCAGGCTTCGGAGGCTGTATCGGATTTCGTTATTCTCCCAATTGGAGTCCGTTCCTAACACGTATAGAATGTCCATCTTTCGCTATGGTTTTGTTGTTTGTGAAAAAATACGTATCTTTGCAGCGGATTTGTTTTTCGTATAGGATTTAGGGTTTAGGATTGTTTTTAGCCATAACGATCGGAAGAACGGCTGCCTGTGAAGGTAGCCTTCTTTTTTTTTAGAACCCTATCGTAAATTTGCGGTAGATTCGGTATGCTCCGTAGATAATGGCCGCCAGGATGATGGCCATGAATGCGTAGCCGCAGCCCTGAATAAAGCGCTGCCATCCGTTCAGCGTCTCCTCCTTCTGGTGGGTTTCGCTCTTGGTTGCGCTCTGGCTGGTGGAGTTGTTCTCGCTTATGGAGTCCTGGAGTGTCTGCAGCTGGTCATTCAGTTCTGTGTTCTCTCTCTTGAGTGTGGTGTTTTCCTTCTGCAGTTCCTTCTCTCTCTTTGATGTCTTCACGCCGGACACTCCCGTGGCTTCTCCAGTCTGGGTATTGTACGTTCCTCCTCCGGGTACGAAGGCGATGTCTGTGCTCTCTTCCTTATCGGTTTCCTTCTGGGTCTCCGTGGATGTGCTATCTGTCTCGTGCTTCGTCTCCTGGATATGGAGTGTTTCATTGTGCGCGCTGTCAGTCTGGGTGACGTTAGTGTCTGTGGTCTGGTCTACGTAAGCGTCCAGCTTCTGTGCTCTGCAGCTGATTAGCGCGACGGCCATCAGCAAAAAAAACGCGATTTTCTTCATGGATGCTATATGATTGTTATGAATACCTGTTTTCCCTTCTGCTTTTCATCCCTGATAATTTCTATCAGTTCATTCTCGGCCTTCCGGCTATTGCTTACCCAGTCTCTATTCTCTGGATCCGGCGCGTCTCCTGGAAGTACGCAGCCTTTCGTGTCCTTGCTGGAGTTCCCTGCGTGGATTCGCGCTCCCGTCCATCCTGGTACTCCGTTGATAAGCGGCAGCTCTCTTCCGAAGGTCGGGCTGTATGTCAGGGTGATCTCGTAGCGTCCTGTCGGGATGGCTGTGTTTCCGTACTGCTTCTTGGCTTGGATCTCTGCCAGGGGCATCCACATATTCAGCCCGCGGTCAGGGTCCTCGCAGCTGTCTTTCCACGGCTTTCCGTCGATGTATAATTTGCCGATTGAGTGGGTCGGCTTCTTGTGTGCTCTGTGTAGGATGATTTCCATATGTTATTGTTTTTGTGTGGTTGGTGCTGTTATTGATCCTGGCATTTGGTCATGCTCTCGCTTCGGTTGTCTCTTCATGCACCCGTTCACGATGCATTTGTCCCACTCCAGCTGCTTCTCTTTGAATTCGTGCTCTTTGTTGCAGGCCTCCTTCTCGTATTGGAGGCGCATGATTTCGGCCTCCTTCTGGTTGATGGTGTGGTCCTTCTCATTGAGCTGCGCGTAAAGTCCGCGGATGGTCTCGCTCTTCCTGTCGCATCGCTCCTGGCTTTTGTCATAGAGTTCTTTCCAGGCATCGGCCTGCTTGAGTTCGATATCTACGTTTTTGTCCTTGACCTCTGCTTCTTTGAGCTTTCTGGTTATGCCGATGTAAAAAATGGACCCTCCTCCAAGGATGGCCAGGAGGTTTGCTATGGCTCCTATCAGAAGTATCAATGTTTCTGTGCTCATTGTGGTGTTTGTTGTTTTGGTTTGAACTCTGCGATTAATTGTCCGGCCTCCGTCCATATGTGGAGTGTCGGCGTGTGGTATTCCTCCGGCTGTTTCATTCTATCGCGTAGTATTCTTTTCGTCTGGCAGATACCCGTGTGACGATTCTGGCCGTGAACGGCATTTCGTGTTTGACCTCGTTTAGTCTGTCTACCAAAGATTCGGAGCCTGTGATGGTGTAGTGCTCCGTCTCTTCTCCTGGGTATGAGAAACGGACGGCCACTCGCTTTTCGCGCTCCCTTCCGTCTGTATGGTACCGCCCGTGGTTATCCTCCTTGAACGGCTTGCAGTCTTTGACCTCTTTGAACTCGAGCTCCGTGTTTATGATGTCCAGTACCGAGACGAAGTTGTCCTTCGGTAGTCCGAACTCTCCTGGTGCGCTCTTCTTTATCTCTGCTAGTGATTTCATTTTGTCTTTGCTTTTGTAGTGAATGTGTCGGTTCTTGACCAAAGAGAGCCAGAGGTGTGCGCAGTCTGCGTGAATAAACCATCCGTAGTAGCTGGCCATCTGTTGTGCCCATTCTGCGTCGCTCACTCCTGCTTTGTCCAATTCTGCCGCTTTCCGTTGTGCGTTTTCCTTTATGCTCTTCCGTAGTAGTGTGCAGGTCGGGTAGAAAACGTAGCCGCAAAAGTCGATGCCGTAGCTGATCGGAGCTATTCTCTCGTTTTCCTTTATCTCGAGATGTATCATCCCGAAAAGGTCCCGTAGGATTGCGAGTGCTCTCTTTGCTTCTTCTTTTGTCTGTACCAGAATGACGATGTCGTCCATGTATCGGAAGTAAAGGCTGAACCCGTAGCCTTCCGTCATGGCCCAGTCAACGATGGAGAGGTATAAGTTGGCCAGGTATTGGCTTGGGTAGACTCCAATGGCCAGCCCTTTCTCGTGCGCGTCTATAATCGCGGCCATCAGCTCGTAGAGTTCGTCGTCTTCTACCAAGCCCCGCACCAGCCTCTTTAGCCGTTTGTGGTTTATGCTTGGGTAGTATTTCTTCGCGTCGATCTTTACGAAGTATCAGCCTCCTCTTCCGTCTTTGATAGCTGCTTTGATTGCTTCTGCGCATCCGTGTAGCCCTCGGCCTTTTATGCTTCCGTAGGTGTTTTCTATCAGGGAGGAAATAATGAGCGGCTTTATTAGGTCTGTGGCCGCTCGCTCTATTATCCTGTCTGGGAAGAATTCCGGCACGTCTATTATCCGTTCCTTCGGTTCGTAGACTTTGAATTGTCGCAGCGTGGAGAATTTGTAGGTGTGCTTCTTCAGCATCTCCTCCAGCTTCTCCATGTTCTCTCTTTGGTTGTCAATGTACGCCTGCTTCTCTTTGGTTATTGAACCGTCCCCTGAGTGAAGCGCCAGGGTTGCCTCTCGCTCCAGATATTCCCGGTCGCATAATTGCGCGTATGTGGGTTGTTCTGGGAGGCAGTCTATTGTGGTAGTCATTGGTTACCTTCTGCTTGATGCTCTGTTGCGGCATCTCCAGACTTACTGATGTGTTCTGCCGTTTGTGGTTATTGTCGGCAAAGATGAGGGTCCTGTTTTTGTCAGTCTGCAGTTTGAGGAAGCCACCCCGTTCACGTTGTTCGCATTGCCCACGTTGTTAGCATTGTTAGCGCGCCCCACGCCCGCAAGCGAGCCGTGACCGATGGCAGACCCACACCTTTTGTTTGTTAGTCCTGAATTATTATTTTTCTGCTCTTCGTAGGTTGTGCAGTTCCTCCTCCGTCTCCTTCCGGCACCCCGGCTATGCTGCTTGCTATCGGAGCATGCAGTATGGTCTCGTCTCCTACGGGTGTCGATATCTTGACTGCCTCGGCAGCAACGGCACTGGCGATCGTGTCGTCGCCCGCCGTGCTGCTGATCGTTACCGCCTGTATCGCTATGCTACTAAAAATTGCGGCCATGGTCTAGAGTGTTGGGTGTTTGGTTACAAAGACTGCAAACTGAAGGAAGCGCTGGTTCATGATGCTCTTGTGCATCCTGTCCGAGTAGCCTCCCTGGCTCGTCGGGATGTAGGAGAGGTAGTTTCCTGACGAGACGGGTATTCCGTCTGTGTCGTGCTGCATCACTCCTCCGGCTTTGTTCACGAAATAAGACCCCCAGAGGTATGCTGGTATGAATTCCGAAGTCGGGACTATGCGCTGTGATTCCTGGATGTCCGTTCTGTCGTCAAACATGACCGCTATCCTTGCGTTTGCGTCTGCCTCGCATGAGAAGCTTTCGTTTGCGAACTCACAGACGAAGCTCTCGCCTGGTGCGATGGTCCTGCTGTGGTACGTGATATCGTGCTCTGTGGTGTTCAGGTAGGTTACATTCTGGTAGAGCGTCTGTCCTGCTTGGACGTATGCGTAAATGGTCGAGCGGCATCTGCAGTAGAGGCATTCCATGTGGTTCGGGTCTCCGTATTCCATGAGGTAGCTCTTCACTCCGTTGTCTGCGAAAACTGCCGCAGTTACGCTGGAGTCTATCTCTATGTTTCCTCCGTTTCCGACCTCTGTATCTACGTCCTCTCCGCTGATGGTTCTGGTGAGGATAATGGATCCGCGCACTTTGTAGCGTCCTTCCGGGATGCTGTCTCCTGCTTCGTATTCCGTTCCTGTGAAGACGGAGTTGCGGTTGAGTTGCGCCGCGTACTCGTTGAACTTGGAAGTCGCAAAAGCGTAAACGCCGGACAGCTGCATCTCGTGCGGGTTGATGGTGATAATCTTGGAGAATGCCTCCCCGTGGTCTGCGTTGCTTGCCTCATCCAGACAGAGCAGCGCGGGTTGTCTCTCGCCGATGGCCGGTGTGATGTTTTCGTCTGCTATAAACTTGATACACCCGCTGGCGGTCCTCTCGTCGAAGGTCTCCTTTATTCCTGCGCTGTTGGTGTACATCGGTATACCGATTGCTGGTGGTAGCGCTCCGTAGTATGATCCTGCGTTGGTTACTGCCTCGCATCCGTATTTGAGGTTGTAGCATTGGTGGTCTGGGTCAACGAAGACCTGCTTGCTGGTCTGTGCGCTGAAGATGCAGCTGTTGAATGTCGGAAGGACGGCATTGGTTCCCCATTCCGCGTATACCGCTTGGATCTTGGCGATGAGGTCTGCCTTCCTTTCGTCGCTCGTCGCTCCCTCCGGCGTTATCTGCACGTCGGTCGCTTTGTTGTAGGTGTTTCCTTTAAAGCACCAGAATTTGACGTCGCTCGTGAAGAAGCAATTGTTATAGGTGTTCGCGTAATTGATAACCACCACAGAGTTTCCAAAAATGCAATGCGTCAGCGGTTGGTTCCCGTAGATGGTCTTTTGCCAGAGTGTTTGGTCTGGCATGTTCGCGAATGTCGACTCTGTGTTTCTGCCGAGGCTAAGTCGGTAGCTTCCTTCGTTTACTTTTGCTCGGCTGTAGACCAGCCTCGTTAGATTGATGTTGTATGTCGCTCCCAGCACTCCCATGTAGTGCAGGCAGCTGTCCATAAAGCAGAAGGAGGAAGCCACCCCGGCCACGTAGTACGCACCGCCCACGCTGTAAGCATTGCTAGCGCGCCCCACGCCCGCAAGCGAGCCGTGACCGATTCCGTCTATTCCTGTGTTGATAATGCGGAAATTGTGGAGCGTTTGCCCGTAGGGGCAGTAGATTCCCTTTCCGTCAAAGGTGGCCGCTCCGTAGTAGTCGCCTTCTATGGTTTCGCTGTGGTTCCCGTTTAGGAGCGGTTCACTGAAGACGCCGATGCAGGTTGTCCTGGTTGGTGTCCCTCTTTTCTTTCTTGCTCCGATGGTTCTGTATGGGTGTTGCCTTGTTCCGTCTCCGAACTCATCGGAACCTTTCTCGTGAACGAATACGTGCTGCACTCCTTCCGTGCCGCTTGGCGTTGTCCGCCATTTGAATGCTTTTGTTGCCATTGTTATTCTGCTAATTCATATGATAATGTCAAAGATGCGAAGCCTTCCTGTGCTCGGACAATGTCCAGGGTTACCGTGCTTCCGTTTGCAATCTCTATCGGTCTGTTCTGCAGAAGCGTCTCTGTGTTCTGGTGGACTATCGAGCCCCCGTCCGAAATGTAGACAGTCTGTATGTTATTCTTCGATATGGCCAGGATCTTTATTTTTCGTCCTATAATGTTGTGCCATTGTGCGAAGTCTATTTCGTCGTCGTAGAAGTTAATCGCCAGTATGCGCTTCGCGTTGACTTTTTCGTGCACCTCGTTTATCGCTCCGACGATTGTGGTTGCGGTTGTTCTTAGGGATCCTGCTGTTGGTGTGCTGTCTTGCTTCCCTGATATGGCCGTATCAAAGTCCGTGATTTCTGCCGCGGTATGGGTGTGTCCTACGAAGGAGTAGGTCTTGGTCGTGAATGCTCCCCAGAGTGGCGTGGTGGAGCCGGGATTGTCGCATGTTCTGTACATGTAGCCCGTCTTGTAGATGAGTGTCTGCGTGCATATCCTGGTGCTCCTTTCTACCGTGAAGGTGTAGAGTGAGGTGATGCTTCCGTTGATCCAGATTACCTTGTGTACTCCCGTTGTCAGGTAAGACGCAAGGGCGTTGTCTCGCGCGGTGGTGTCTCCGTTTATGATGATGTACTCGGAGCCGATTTCGTGGAGCTCTGTTCCGTCGAATTTGTAGAGGGTGTTCGTGTTCTCTGCGTAGTATAGCTTCTCTGTGGCCGCGTCGATTTTTTCCTGGTCTTCATCCGCGATCAGCTCTTCGATGTATTTGTCCAGCGCAGTCTTGGTTGCGTAGATGATTACCTCTTTGTCATCCAGCTCGTCCTTGGCGTGGTTGATGGAGTTCTGTATCTCTGCAATGGCCGCGGCTATGACTCTGTTCTCGACGGGGTTGGTGCTGGTGGTGTCGAGCTGGCTGTCCACGCTTATCGGGTTTCCGTTGATTATTCCGAATGTTATCTCAAGTATTATCATGTCGTTTCCTCCTTGATTGGTGTTGGTAGGATTTGAATTCCCGTGTATCTACGTTGGATCTGTTCAATCCCTCCCGTCATTGGTTCGATATAAACGTCCATCACGAGTGCTCCGTTCATCAGCTTGGTATCCGGCGATGTAATGCATCCCGTTACGCTCTTGTTATCCGCTCCTTTGATCAGCGTCTGGTATCCGTCCGCTGCTCTGGTGGAGAACTTGGCGATGTGGGATGTGTGCGTGTAGAAATACACGACCATCCGTTTTACCTGGCTGAGGTTCTGCAGCTCGTTTGCGGTTACGCTCTTGAGCTTGATTTGGAACTCGATGTCTTCTCCTTGGTAGTGTGTCATTTTTGTGAAAAATTAAAGAAGGGGAGCGCTCGTGTGTTCTGCGCTCCCCTCGTTTCTGTTATTCTTACGTTGATTCTGTCATCGAAGAGGAGGCCGAGCTTGCGCCGTCCGTTACCTCGTGGCAGTTGAAGAACTCGGCCACTGGTTCGAGGTCGCTGTTGACGGGTTTGTTCTTGCTCTTCCATTTGGCCTCTACGTTCCATACCACCTCGCTTGCGATGTCGTCTTCGATCGGGGCTTTTGCCGTGAGGGAGACGCTTGCTGAGACGTGGTTTAGTTGCGTTTCGCTTCGGTAGAGCAGGTTCCATTCCTTCTTCTCGGCTGCCTCCCAGAACTTTCGGTTCTGCTTGTATGCCGGGTCCTTGATGCTCAGGGTGTGCTCGTCTGCAATCTTGCGTTGGTCGGAGTCTCCGTAGCCTGGGCCGTAGACGGGGCTGCTGTCCTCGGATCCTGTGGTGTTCGGAATGACGATAATCCGGCCATTCTCTATGAGGCTCTCGAACTCCTGCTTGTTAAACGGGACAGATATTTCTGTTCCCTTTTCTACTAGGGCGATTCCTCTAACGCGACCGAGCTCGGTTTCGTTACACGGGTCGCAGCTGTGGACGAGGTCTGCTGCGTCCGTTTGGCATTTCTTGTATCGTATCATTGTCTCTTGTGGTTTGTGCACTCTGGGAGTGTGGTTGTTATTTTGTACGTGATTCTAAAAAGGAAGACGTGGGGTTGCAGGAAGAATTCAATCCCTCCGAACTCTCCGGCAAAGACGAGCGCTCTGTTGAAGTTGACGTTCGTCACGCTGCAGACCTCTCGGCCGTTGATTCTTGTTCCTGCTATCGCGTCTCGCAGTCTCTCCGCCAGGTTGTATTGGTTTGCTGCCGTCCTCGCTCCGTAGACGACGAGTGCCATTTCTGCTTCCCTCTTTGTCGCCTTTGCGTCTCCGTACCCTTTTGCCGCATTTTCTTGGTAGTTGATCTGCGTCATCTTGTGGTATGTTCCGATTGCGTATTGGTCGTCAAAAAGGGAGACGTTGCACTCTCCGTCCGGCCGGATGATGGCTGGCCAGGTCTGCTTTGCTTCGTCTAAAACGACGACGGGTTCTGCTATCCCCTCGACCATCTTTTCTCCTGGTTTGGTCTGGAGTTCTGCAGCAATCCTTACGTTTATGGCGTTTACGATTTCATCCATTGAAGTGTTCCGCTATGTAGCCTTGGGCTATTTCTATGACTAGGTTTTTCTCTCCTTCGGTTGGCGCGAATATGCGCTTTTTGTATGTCTGCTCGTTCCAGCGGGATTTCTGCAGCTGCTCCTGGGTGGTGTATCCGATTCCCGTTCCTCCCTCGATCGGGTAGAGAACCATGGCATTTTCCATGCTTCTGGTTAGCGAGAGGACGACCTTTGCGCCTTCTCGTCTTCCGTATTTTGGTCTTGTGTACTTGAGGTAGCCTGGGGAGTATATTCCTATCGGCTTACTCTCACTATCCAATCCTTCCACGTGGATCCTCCGTCGCATGGCTGCCATGAGGCTTGTCGCCTGCAGTCTGGTCATTCTGTCGATGTCTATGCTGGTTAGCTTAGCCTCGACTGTCTTCATGATGACCTCTCCGTTGCTGTCCATCGTTATCATATGACGGGTACCGCTGTTGTGATAAGGTCCCGGATCTCCGGCTGGGTCTCGCACTCAAAGCATGCGCTTTGGTGGATGTCGATCCCCCGTACCGCTATCTCTATCTCCTTCTCGAATTGTGCATCGAAATACTCGCGCATCTCCTTTGCCTTGCTCCTGTCGAGCGTGGTGTAGGAGTTCATCCGGCTGGCCGTTTGCCGCGTGTAGAGTACCTCTGCTCCCAAGAGCCACCAGATGGCTGTGGCTAGTAGCTCTTTGTTTTCCTGGATGAGGCACTCACACTTGGCGCGGTTGTTTACCTTGTGGTATTTGTTGACCTCCCGAATAAAGAGGGTGCGGAATTTTAGGAGTCCTCTGGTTTCGATTTCGTCCCAGAGGCTCTCCTTTGATTCCTCATCCTGGACAATCTTCTCGATAAAGGCTGCGCTGATGTCAGGCAGTTGGTCTACATATAGACCGCTTTCTGCCTTCTGCTCTTGTGAGCTGGTCAGTCCTATGTATCCTTTCAAGAAGTCCATGGTGCGTCCCTTTCAATGGTTATCCTTCTCATACTCCAGTAACAGCGGAGCTTGCGCTCGGAGCTTGCGCGTCTTCCGTAGTTGCGATGTAGTGGAGAGAGCCGTTTACTCCGTAGAGCGGGTCGGTGTTTCGGAAGGCATCGTCTGGCAAATTGAAGAGGCCGTAGGTCTTGCTCAAGAGCAGGATCCATCCGCGGTCTGCGACTTTCCTGCCACCCTCGTAAATCGGGCAGTCTTTGTATTTGAGCTGCGCGTCGAATACCAAGGTTGAGAGCTCTCCGTTTGCCAGGATGGTCGGTATGGGCAGTGTGAAGAAGAGCGAGCCTCCTCTTTCGCCTGCGTAGCTGCCGACGTTTTTATTGAAATCTACGAAGCCGACGTTACCCTTGGCAAATACGCCGAAGTGGTTCAGTCCCCAGCTGGTAGCCGTTTTCGGGTCGTTGTAGGTGTTGAATGCCAAAGAACCGAAGCCCTGGCCGTCTACTCCTGTCTTGTAGCGGTTGTAAATGTCGAATGCGTTCACTAATCCGTTACCTACCACGATGAGCTGGTCGTTGATTTCGTTTGCTTGTGCGTCCGTGATGATCTTGATGAAGCCGTCCGTCATGCTGGCTTTCTCTCCGAGCTTGATGGTCTGCGCTGCCTTGCTCAATCCGTATGCTGCGTTTGCTCCCCATTTGGTGCTCTGGGCTGCCACCAGGTTACGGTCGATTTTCTGGATGAGCGCGTTTGTGTGCGTCAGGATGGTATCGTAAAGAGCGCGCATCAGCGGTGCGCTGGGCGTTCCTGCTGCGAGGGTCTGGGTTGCCTCCAGTTGGTACTTGCGCATCTGCTCGTCCGAGATAAAGATACCGATTTTGGAATATAACGGGTGGCCGATGTTCACCTCCTTCCATTCTGGGGTGATATTGGTCTCGCAATCATCCACATCCGTTACTTCGTCTTCGGTACCGCGTTGCTGGTAGCGCACCTTTACGTCCTGCTCTTGGCCTGCGCGGATAGCGTCGATGTTATTTACCTGGGTCAGCGCATTGTTCTCCAGCAAGGCCTTCAGGAAGCCTGCGGGGGAGACTTTGAGCTGCGGGTCGTTCAGCCCTGCAATTAGGCTGATGTTAAGCAAAAGTGCTTGTACAAATCCGATGAGATTCATAGTTGTCTTGTGTTTTTGTTTCTGTTAGTTTTGTACTCCGAGGTCTGCCAGCGAGCTTCCTATGGCTGCGGCGACCTTCTCGGTGTTTACATGGCCTGCTCCACCACCTGGGATGATGGTCTGGCCGGGTTGCGGTGTTGGCGGTTTTGGAGCGCCCGGTTTGCTTACCTCCAGCAGTTTGTTGTCGGCTAGCAGTTTGTCTACGTAGTCTCCGAACCCCACGGCCTTGTGGCTGTCGTCGTAGTAGTCCAGGTTCGGGCTGGCTGCGTTCTTAAGCTTGATGGCTCCGTTTTCGTTGACTACGATGGCTCCGCTCTTCTTGAGCGCGTCTGTCAGCAGCGTGCTGGCGATGGTAACGTTGACCGAATTGTCGAGCTGCTTGTTTGCGTAGTTCTTTCCGGCTAGCTCGTTCCTGATGAGCATGTTCAGGATTTCTCCCTGGTGCGTGCTCTTGAGTTGCTCGATCTCCTGTTGTTTGTCGGCAGTCAGTTTTGCCGCTTGCGCCTGGAGCGTAGCGATTTGGGTCTGGAGGTTTTTGACCTCCTCGGTTTGTGTACCGTTCCCTTCTTTGATTTGCTTCTCAAGTTCCGCAATCTTGGCGGCCAGTTTGGTCTCCAGGATGTCGAATTTCTTGTACGTCGATTTCTCGGCTGCAATGTCTGCGGTCAGTCCGAATTTCTCAGCGATCGTAGCGAATTTCTCGTCTGCGGTTTTGAGGAGCGTGCCTCGGAAGTGGTTCTGTACGTCTGTGTTGTTTTTCGCTCCTTCGAGCGACATCAGCGCTCCATCCAATCTGTGCGCAAGCTCGTCGTTAATCGTGCGCTGCGATAAGTCTGCGCTCGCCAGCAGTTGAATGAATTGCGGGTCGTTTTGCAGCCTTGCTTTGGCTGCCAATGAATTTAGAAATTCTCCGAATGTCATAATTTCGTTTATTTAGTTGTTTTGGTTGCTGCCTTTTTGGCTGCGGCCTGGAGCTTCTCGATCTCTTTGTCCTTCTCGCTCACGAGGGATTCCAGCTCCTTCTTCTCATTCTTGATGGTTTCGTTCTCTTTGGAGAGAGCGTCCTTCTCTTCCTGCAGTTTGTCTGCGACTTTGCGTGCCTCGGCTAATTCCTCGGAGGTCTCGCTGCTCTTCAGCTTCTCGATCTCTTTGTCCTTCTCGTCGATTTTCGCCTGCATCTCGTCGTTTGCCTTCTTGAGGCGGTCGATGGTCTGCTTGCTCTTCTCGTCAGGGTCGGAGGTGTTGCGTTTTGTCGCGTTTTGGTTCTTTACTGCCAATTCCGGGAAGGCTGCAAGGATCTCTTCTTCGGTTGGTGTGGTGATGTTGTAGCCTTGGCTTTGATAGAAGCTCTTGTTTCCGACCAGGATGATGTGGGTCCGGCCGTCTTTCTCTACCTTGATGTAATTGTTAACGTTCATTTCTTTGGTGTTTTTATGCGCTGTGCGCTGGTTTCGACTGCAAAATTACCGCTTTACTCGTAAATATCAAAATCTTAGCGAAAAAACGGCGGCCTTGTGGGTCTCCGTCTTTCGCTAACGCTCAGGCTGGCTGTCTATGCCAGGCCTCGCTTGCCTCTCTCTATCATTCTGCAGGCTGGTGTGTAGTCCTTTACATGCTGGTTCGTCTTCCTGCAAATCACGGCCCTTCTGTCCATGTCGTAGTAGGTGTGTTTGCAATGCATGCAGCACTCTTCGTCGCTGTACACGAAGTGGTCAATGGTCAGCTGTTTTCCCATCCCGTCCTCCTTCTTAATCCTTCCGGGTTCCAATTTCTCCAGATTCCGCATTCCCTTATCAGCCTCAGCGGTGTCCATCCGCTGTAGTGGCATTGGTAGTAGCGGTCCTTCATGCGCTTCTTCATGCACCAGATACATCCGTGGCAGTCCTTCTTCGTCATTTTCCCTGGATCCGCTTTATCTCGCGCTCCATGTCTGCTATTTCCTGGAGGCGTTTGTCTATCTTCTCCTGCAGGCGGTCTACCTCTCCTTGCTCGCAGGTGTAGCGGTAGACAGGGTTCTTCTGGAAGTTCACAAGGACGCTGTCTATCATTTTCTTCTGCATGATGCTGTAGGTGTTTCCTTCCTGGGGTTTCCAGGTTAGGTCCTCCGTCAGCGCTGCTTCAGTCGTGATCGGTCCTCCGTAGACTCCCTTGCTTAGTACGCATACTACCATCTGGGCTTTGTTGATGATGATGGCCCGCTTTTTTTCGTCCTGGTAGTGGTAGACGTTCAGTTTTAGGTCTTTCGTTGTCATAGTTGTTTCCTCCTGTTTATTGGGTTAGTTATTCTTCGTCTTCCGTTTCCTCCTCGTTGAGGTCTAGGATTGTGATTCCTCCGTATGTGTAGCCGTTATCGTGGCTTAGGATTACTCTCGCGTTCTCGTCGAAGTATTCCAGGGCTTCTATCAGTTCGCGTACGGTCATTGTATTATGGATGTCGCTTGGCTTGTATGCTGTGCGCTCTGCGTTTATGATTAGGGTGTTCATTGTGGTTCCTCCTTATTTGCTTGTGAAGTATTCGTATGCCTCCTGGAGGCTGTCGAATTTGTATCCGTGTTTCATCAGTCCTCTTGCGGTCTTCCTAACGACCAGGACCTGGGTGCTGTCTATGCAGTGTAGTACTGCGTATCCGAGTGCCTTGATGTAGTTCATTTGCTCTGCGTTGATCATGTCTGTGTCCTCCTTATTTGAAGATTTCGTCTGTGTCAATTCCCAACCATTCCGCTACTCCAAGCAGGTGGTCTACTGCCCATCTCGCGCTGTCGAATAGTTCGTACCCTGTGTTTGGGTCTGCCTCCAGCGCTTCGCTGATTTCGCTCATTCTCTTGGTAATGGCCTTGATGTCCTCTTTAATCTTTGCCATCTCCGCCTTGGTGAGTTTCTTTGTTTTCATTGTTAATCCTTTCTTTTATGGTTTTTGTTTTATTTTTGTTCGATTTTCTTTTTCTTTTGTGTTGCAAAGATAATACATTTTTTTATTTACGCAATGAAAATCGAAGAAAAAGCAAATATATAGACATTTTGTAATGTATATACAGCAAAACGCAAATAAAATCAAAATAAATGCGAAATTATTTGCACAATCCGTTTTTTTTACTTATCTTTGCGCAGAATTATTGTAACTATGACCGAAGACGAAATAAAAAGAAAAAAGGCGGCGGCTGATTCTGCGGCTTTTGATAATAATTTTGCGGCTGATGTCGCTCGTTATGCGTGTGAGTGGTCTCCCTCTTCCGCTGCAAATACGATGCCCTGGAATGCAAACGGCATCCATTCTTCGGATTCGGTCTTTACCAACGAGGAAGCTCTGGCCGAGCGTGATTTAATCCACGACCATGCTTGCTCCCTGGTTTCCGCTGCTGGTCTTTCCGGCGAGCGCGGCCTGGCTGCTTATAATCTGGTGGCTATGGCCTACGATGCTTATATCAAAAAAGGGGCCGCGGCCGATCCCGACCTGGCTCCATCTTCTGTTATGAACTCCGATTCCTTCTTCCGTACCGTTAGCAAGGCGTGACATCTATTTCGTAGTAGGTGTCGTCTGTCGGATCCGGCTGGTAGATTTTGTCTATCATCCATTTTCCATCTTTGCTGCAGAGTATCTCCTGCTCCTGTGGGTATCTCGAAAATCCGGCGATACTGGTTCCTCGTGGCTGGCCACCTTTGCAAATGAAGAGAATGTGATATTCTCCGTCCTTCATTGCGAAGTCCTTTGCTTCTTCTTTGCTCGTGCTCCAGGAGGAGCATCCGTACATCTGTATCGGCATCCTTGTGGCTTGCGCTGTTGTGAATTGCGCCACGTCGCTCTGCTCCCAGCGGTAGATTCCTCGGTATGTGGTTCCTCCTCCCCATTTCTGGCTTTTCATAATAAACTCCTCCAGGTGCTCTGCTGAGCGCATGAGGTCTTTGTCTTTAATGTCTCCCATCTGTACTGCTCGCATGCTGTCGTAGTAGTTGCCTGTGTATCTCTCGATTGCTTCTACGTAGTGCTCTGCGTCTTCCTTCTGTACCTTGAGCGTCCTTTGTAGGTACTTGGCTCTCTTCTCGAATATTTCCGCTTTCGGCATGAGTTTGTGGATCCTAAGCGTGGCCATGGTTATCTCCTTGGTCTGCCCGGTTCCGTCCGCTGCCTTCTGTGCTGCCTTCGGAGTTGCGTTCAGAGCTGCTTTGATTTCCTGGATGGCCGTCTCTACGGCTGATATCCTTCTCTGCAGGTCTGCTCTCGATGCAGGGACTGTTACCTTGTTTGCGTTGATGGTGGCCGTCGCCTTGTCTGCGAGGTCCTGCCTTCCCTCTTTTGCCGCTTTATTTCCAAGGCGCGTGAGCTTCGTCTGTGCTGTCCATAGCGGTTCTTTGAGTTTCACCATCTGGCCGTAGGCTCTGTAGTAAGCGTCCCGCAGCGGTTCGTACTCTTGGGTTCTGTCTTCGAAGATGGCCGTATCTACCTCAGTGAAGCCGTTCCGGGTCCATGTCTTCAGTTCTTCTATCTGGGTTCCATATTCCATCATCACTCGATTCCAGCCCTCCGATGGTTCATCCTTGGATTGCTGCTGAGGCTTCTCGAATTTGGCGCGTATCTCTTGTGGTACCATCTCTTTGGCCACTGGTACGAGTTGGTGTCTGCAGTTCCAGCCTCCCACGTTGACCTGGAAATTTTCGGCGTTTGTTCCTTCTATCAGTCCGTATGGCAGTTTGGTCTTTGCGTAAATCTTGCAGTTGTGGCCTTCGATGTGTCCCTTGAGGATTTCTGGTATCTCGCTTTTGTGGATCCATCTCTTCTTGCAGAGGTGCTCGCAAAACTCGCGCGTCGTCTCTATCTCGCTCCCTGTGTACTCGAACCACTCGCAGCCGAGGTCGTCTGTCAGCAGTTTGTTGTTCTGTCCTGCGTATTGTCCGAGCGCGGTCACGGTATAGGTGCTGGCGTATCTGGTTAGCGCCCCTGGGTGCTCTCCGTCGCCTCTTAGGTAGGTGCTCATCTCTTCTACCAGGTCTGCGTATTTGGCTCCGCTGGTCACGGCTCTCAGCAGCATGTCGTTCAGTTTGTCTGTGACGTTGCTCTGTAGTCCGGCTCCGGCCAGGCCTCCGACCGTATTCTCTACCGCGAGCTGCTTCATGGTGGCGTACTTGCTTTCGTGGTGCATCTCCATGGTGAGGGACGCGAAGTATTGCGCCTGTGCTTGGTAGATTCTGTCGAATTCTCCTGCAAGCTCCTTTACTGCCTGCAGGTAGTCTTTGTTGTTTGCGACCTTGGCGAGTTTGGTCCTGATCTGTGCCAGGCGCTTGAGGTTGGACACACTTGGTTTGATTTTGCCGTCCGTGGTCTTCTCTAGTTCGCTGATAAGGGTGACAGCCTCGTCGAAGATTTTCTTCTCGGAAGCGGTCACAGCCTTATCGAACTTGGAGCTCGCCTGGTCCTTCAGCTCGGTTACCTTATCTATTTGGCTCTGCGTGTTCTTTGCCATTGTGATTGTGGTTTATTCATCGGTGCTTTCTTGAGATGATTCCTGGCTGCTTTCCTGGGAGGACTCTTGGCTGCTTTCCTGTGAGAGATTGATTTTTCCGGGTAGTATGGTCTCGGCTGGTTCGTTCTCCTTCCTTACCTCCTCTGCGTATTTCTTGAGCAGGTCCATCTTCTTTTTGTAGTCCCATGCGTAGAACTCCTCGCCCTTCTCGTTCACGGCTCTGCGTACGAACTGCTGGATGTTGCTGCTTATGATGTAATCGATTTGCGTTATCCCGTGATTGCTTAGGATGGTCATTTTGTTCTCCTCCGTGATTCCGAAGAGCGGGTCAAGATCGAAGGTGGTCTCTACCATCTTTGCTACCTCCATGTTGGTATTGAAGCGTTTCTTTGCAAAGTCGATTTGCATCTCGCGCATGATGGCTGGGTTCGGGTTTCCTTGGGCCGCGTCCTTCAGTTCCTGGATTAAGATGTTACTGCTCAGCAGGTCGTATTTGGTGGGGACGTTGATTTGCGGCAGCATCTCGTCTCGCTTCTCCTTCTGTGGTACGATTACCGCGTAGCGCCATTCGTTTATGAAGTGGTAGATTTTGTCCATGATTCGGACGATGTCCTCGGCTATGGTGTTGACGAAGTTGTTCAGCTCGTCTTTGTCTACCTGCTTTGCGGTTCCGCTCTGGCTGATTGGTGTCTCGGCCAGGAACTCCATATTCACGGCGGCCAGCGCGTCGTAGATGTGCTGTCTTACCCGTTCATCCTGGAGGCGTGCGATATCCGCGGTCTTCTGTACGTAACCGATCGGCGGGTTTGGTAGGTTCTGCTCGGCTGCTTTGGCTCCCTGGATGAGGTGTATTCCGTATGGGCTGACGTTCAGCACGGATCCTACTCCGTTGCAGTGCTTGCATTTGATGGTGGTATTCTTCCCGTCTTTGTCTACCTCGAAGACCTCGCCTTTTCCGTGGCAGACAGGGCACTCCGTGTTTGTGTATGCGTATTTCTCGCTGTGGATGTGGAGCAGAATTTCTGCCTGTAGGTCGCTGTACTCTCGCGCTGCTTCGTCAAGATCTGGTATCATGCCTGCGATGCGGCTCTCGTAGATGGTGTCGTTATTGACGCGCTGGAAAAATGCACCACCTGCTTTGAAGGCTGGTAGCTCGCCTATGTTGTGCTCGTAGATCTGGGTCTGCTTTACGGTTCCTTTTGTGTTTATCTGCTCGTACTTTGCGAATTGGTTCTCTGTGATGATGTAGTAGATATTGCCTTCTGTGTTCGTCACCCGTCCGTCCAACTTGGATCTAAAAACGGATTTATCATTGCTCAGCAGAACTACGTATTCTCCCTCTACGAATGTGATAATTTGCTCGCTTCGGAAGAATTTGGCCACGGGCTTTATGTATTCCTTTGCCTCTATATCGGTGTCTTCCGGCACAATGGCCACGATGCCGTTTGGGTCCATGAGGTACTCCTTCAGCAATTCGTCGAAGGCCCAGTTCGTCACGCTGGTGTGTACCGGGTATTTCAGCTCGCAGTAATCCTGGATGGTCTCTCCGGCTGCTATCTTCTTCGGTACTTTATTCGGGTCGTATTGGATGTTCCAATCCTGGCTCCTTCGGATTTTGCCGAGGCTGGCGATTACTTTGCTGATTGGGTTCTTTGTCTTTGGTACGTAAATCTTGCGGCGGTAGGTCTTTACCTCCTCTGGTTCGTTTGGTCTGCGCTCCTCAATGAGTTGCGTCGGTACCAGGCCGTCTGCGTGGGTCCGCAGCTTGTTGGCCATCTTCATGCACAGGGCTTTGTTGCGGTAGGTTCCTGTGAGCATGCTCTTGATGTTCTCGTTTGTCAGTATCATTGCTGTGGTGGTTAGATGGTTAGCAGTTTCCGTTTCGGGCGGTTACGTTCGCCTTCATTTTGAACTTGGCCTGGGCTATCTTCTGGCCGCATTCCGTCTTCTCGGCATTATCCCAGTCGATCTCGTATTTGTCGCTCTTTGTCAGCCGCTCTCCGTTGATCCAGACCTCGTCGCAATTCAGGGCGATGGCTATCTTCTCGTGGAGTTCGTTGTTGATGTAGTCTGTCTCTCCTTCGTATTCCTTGGTTATGTTTGCGTAGAGGACGACCTGCTCTCCGTTGCTCTTCTCGTAGATTTTGTCGTCCTGGCCGTATTGCGGCTTGTGGACGATGAGTGGTACCAGGTTCTGGAGTTCTATTGTGGTGGATCCTAAAAAGCCGCTTGCCCATGGGATTCCGAAGGTGTTTCCTTCGTTGCATCTGTACTTGAGGTGGCTGTATTCTCCCTGGTTCTCTATAAACTGCAGGATGTTGCTGTAGCCGATTATCTCTTCCTGGTCCAGCATTATGTCTGTGTAGCCGACGCTTCCTGCCGGGTATACTCCTCTGAAGTAGTTGAGGTCGTCTGCCGATGCGAAGCCCACCTGAATGTAGGCCTCCTTCTTCAGTGTAAATTCGAGAGAGACATCCTCGGTTCCTTCTATTCGTTTCTCTGCGATGATATTTGTGGTTCTCTGGTCGTATGTTTCCGATTGCTCTTTGAAGATGGCCACCTTGCATGCGCATTGTCTCTGTCCCAAGCGTCTATCCAGTATTGCGGTCATGTTCAGTCCCTTTACGGTGATTTTGTATGTCCCTGCAGGCAGGTGGAGGTTCTTTAATCTGTATCCGCTCTCCTTTCCCGTGTCGTCATATTCGGACAGCTCTTTGTGGTAGATGTGTTTCTTCAGGTCATTGTAGCTATAGTTGATTCGGGTTGCTCCATATCCCTCTCTTCCGGGTAGTCCGAGGCTTGATACCTTTGATTCCATAAGTCTCAAACGGAAGCAGTCGCCCGGGCTGAGGATTTGCCGCAGTTCGCGCTTTAGGAAGTGGACCGCTGTGGTCTTTGATGAGGTGCTTTCTCCGAATTCGTAAGGCCGCAGCACGCTCGTGATTTCTCTCTTGAGCGTCACTCCGTCTGGGGTGATTAAGTCGCAGCGCTGGGTGTACTCGTCGGACGGGTAGTCGCTCTCTTTTGTGTAGAAAGTGGTCCAGTACTTATCGTCCACTGGGATGAAGTTCTCGCAATCCTCCTGCGTGGGTAGGTCCTCTGCAAATTGGATGAATTGGTGCTCTAGCATGTCGTTATTGGTATTTTGGTGTTAGTTCGAACTCTCCTGTTCCCTCGTTGAAGTCGTATGTGAATTTCTGGATCCAGCATGGCTCTCCGTCTACGACTATCAGTCCCATCGGGTTGGCGAGTATCGTCTGGTATTGTGCAATGGTTACTGGGTACTCTATCTTGAGTGTCTCCGCTTTCATCTTGCACCTGGTGTTTGTAATGGTGGAGTTTTCGGATCTGGTCGCTCCTGCGAAGGGGTCCTCTAATCGGAAGACGACCGTACTGCCTTTGTCCTCCGTCTGCTTTACTGCGTAGCTTGATTTGTAGTTCACGGTACCGCTGGTGAGTCGCATCGGTTCCTGGCTGTTGGTCTGGAAAAGGAAGCGCCGCCACCGCTCGGCCATTCGTCTGGGTGAGAGGATGGCGTTCATGGTCTGGCTTGGCTTGGCCATGTTATAGCCTCCGCTCTTCCAGTTGCTCTCCATCGTGTACGAGGCCGTGGTTCCGCTTTTGCTCCTGGTGGCCGTCAGCTCAAGTATGAAGATTGTCTCATCGTGTTTGTACTCGTCGTTGGTCCTGTTGAGGCCCTTGCGCCTGGTCATCTCAATTGCGTAGTTATCAGCCACGAACTCGCAGAGGTGTCTCTTGGCTCCGTTGACCGCTTTGATTCCTCCTGTGAAGGTGCGCTCGCTGTGTACGCTGTCTACCGAGTTGAGGTCTTCTTCCGTGGTGTATTTCTTGTAGCCGATGTTCAGTTCGCTGATTATGGCCTTGGTGTTGACTGTCCTGTCTTTGGTCTTCGGGTTGGTTATGGTCATCAGCACCTGGTCTTTGTAGAACCACTCCCACGGCTCCACTCGAATAAAGAGCTGGCCGTTCTCTTCGGAAAATCCCCAGCCGATGCAGTCCTGGGCGGCTAGGCTGTCTATCAGCTTTTTGAAGGATACCACCATGTTTCGCTCCTCTTCCGCGTCTGTGAAAAGGTCGCGGATCTTGTAGCCGTTGGTCAGCGCCTTCAGCGCTCCTGGTCCGAAGGATGCCATGAACTGCTCAGCCGTGATGCCTGTGTAGGCGCTCGGTATCTGGGTTCTGTTCACGCTGCTGTCCATTCTCCCGTAGTAGTCGCTCTTGACGGTGAGGCCGGATATCATCTCTGCGGTCTTGCTCAGCGCTTCGTGTATCGGTAGGATCTCTGTCTTGTATGGCGATTCGGTCTGTTTGCTGTCGAGCGTCATCTTGACGTAAGAGCTCGCGTCAATGGTTACCCGCATCCGGGCTTCTTCGTTGAAGGCCTCGTGCCAAGTCGCGCAGTCGTCGTAGACGTTGTATCCGCACATAATAAAGCCCAGGTAGAGCGCCTGGTCTGTCATTCCGCTCCTGTTGATGTCGAGTTCGAATGTGTGGCTGTGCTTGTATGTGTTTCCGTCTGCTCCGTCATTGAACCATTCCCAATTGGTCCAGTTGATTCCTCCTTTGTTGAAGACCGCATTCTCCATGCTGGTCTCTCCGTTTAGCAGCATGAGCGCTACAGCGAATTTTCGGTTCGATGTTCCGCAAATGCTGGAGGCTGCTCCGTTATGGAAGAGGTTGTCTATCGCCTCTAGTTTTATCTTGAGGTGCGCCTTTATGCTGTAGGTGCTCCCTGCTCCGAATTTGTCGTCAAAGTTGGAACCCTTGGCGAAGAGCGGGATGCAGTACTCTCCGTTGTTATTGAGGATCACGTCTCCGTTCCGGCTGTTGGTACCGAGGTTTGGGATGTATGCGTTTGGCTCGCAGTCTCCGAACTCATTCGGTTTGGCCAATGTGGCCAGCGGTACGTTTATCCATTGGTACTCTTTTCCTCCTACCAGCCTGTATGCTTCTCGCTCTCCGGCTTGGGCTGTGTTCTGGTCCCAGACCCGCTGCTCTTTCAGCACGTATTCGTTTCTGTAGACGATATTCCTGGCTGGGATGCGTACCTTGAGCCATTTGTATGTATTTGCGAGGTTCTGGCCTTCCACGTTCTTGGTATCGTTCAGGTCGACTTCTGTGGCTGTTCTGTTATTGAAGGTGGTTTTTGCTCCCACCTCTCCGACCTTGCATGAAATGCTGCAGTAGTCTCCGCTGTGGTATGCGCATGTGGAAAGGTCGAGCACTCCCTGGAAGATGAGGCTCCCGTCGCTGGTCTCTATTCGGTATGTGATTTCGGTGTCGATATTGCTCTGGTATGCGCTGTCGATGATGTCCATCGCTTTCCCGTAGAACTCTAAAGTGCCGACGGAGACCTGGGCGCTCATCCCGTGGTAGTCTCCTCGGCTTATGGTGGTCTTCATCTTATCGTATCCGATCGGCTCTTCGATAGTGACCTTCGTCTGTCCTTTGACCTGTAGTGTGTGCTTCGTTACCATGCTCCTGTGTATTTGCGGTTGAGGTATGTGCGGCTGTCTATTCCGTCGCTAATCGTTACGCCTGTGCGGTCGATGTTCACGCTGACGCTCTTCTGTCTGGGTAGGTGCTGTGCTATCTTCCGTCCCAGGAGGTCTGGGTCGAGCATGATGCCTACCTGGGCGAGAATTGCTGCGTCCACAGCTGCTCTGCTTATCTCTGGCCTTGGTGGGATGTAAGGCTCCGGCACTCCGAAGGACCGCCACTCTTCCGGCCTGCTGATGAGGTTGTTTGGAATAATTGCGGCAGCAGGGGGTATGTACATGATTTCGGGTCCATTCTCTCCTACCAGCGCGTATTCTCCGTCTCCCGTCTTACGTCCTTTTGCGTATTGTGGCAGTGGTTTTGCCGCTGCTATGGCGAGCTGCGTAACTCCGAGCGCGGTGGCCATTGCTATTCCTGCGATTCCCATCGGGCTGGGTGGTGGTCCGAACTGCGCAATCGCTTGCATGATGGCCATTGCCGTGTTGAGGCCGATGCTGAATAGCGCGCTGGCCTTTTCCACGGCTGCGGCTTTGCGCTTGAGGGCGAGCTTCTTATTCTCCAGCTCCTTCTCCGATATGTACTTTTTGTTTGCGTCCTCTTTCGCCTCTTCTGCGTCTGTGGTGTAGTACTCGTCGAGGTCCTGGAGTTGCTGGTTTATCATGTCGCTAATCGCTCCGAAGATTTCGCTGGCCATGTCGCCTACGAAGGACAGAACGTTTTGGGTGATTTCGTTCACTCTGTTGAATTTCTCCTCTTCGTCGGATATCTCGTTCATGATGCGCTCGTGGTTGATTTCCTCCAGGCGGTCCTGGTACTCCTGGTAGGTTATCTCCTGGTTCTTGTAGCGCGCTGTCAGTTCGTTCTCTTCTGCATCGAGCAGTCCATCTCTGGCTGATTTGGCTTCTGCTTCGGCTGCCAGGATGTCCTTGAGGCTGCTCTTCTTATTAGCCAGGATCTCTTCGGCCATGTTTGCTCTGGCTCGCAGCTCTCCGTTGATGGCTCCGTATGTGATGTCTAACTCCTCGCTGGTCTGCTCCTTCTTGAGTGCCAGGATATCGCTATTCAGTTGCTCCTCTATGGCCTTGATGCGCGCGGCCTTCTCTTCATCCGATGCGACGGATCTGTTGACGGCTGCTATCTCGGCTGTGGATATCTCCTCCAGCTGCTTCTTGCGTATCTCGAAGACCTCGGAGCTGTACTCCTGTCTCGCTCTGCGTTGCGCCTCGATGAGTGTGGTCTGGGTGATGAGTTTCTGTATCTCGTCTTCCTTCTTCGCTTTCTCGTCAGCAATCTTGCGGATATCTTCGGCCAGCTGCAGTTCGATGGCTTTCTTCTGGGCTGCGTATTGTTTGGCTGAGAGTGTCTCCCTGTCGAGCTGCTTGATTTTGTATTCGGATTCTTCTTCGGCTAGTTTCGCTTTCAGGGTGTAGTTCGTCTGGTCCTCCATGAGCGCGTTCCTGGTTACTTGCAGTTCGGCCTCCATCTCCTGGAGGGCGTATTTGCGCCGGACGGCTTTTATCTCTTTGTCCTGCTCTGCTAGCAAGGAAGCGCGAAGGGCTAACTCTTCGGCGCTGTTTCCGCTTATCTCGCGCAGCTTATCCTGGTAGTTCAGTTTGATTTGGGCTATCTCCTTTTTGGATCCTTCCCGCATGAGGTTGATTTCGCTCTGGTTGAGTTGTCTTTCTAACTCCAGGCGTTTATCGGCCAGCGCTTGCTCTGCTTCGGCTGCAGCTTGCATGGCTTCGTCTCTCTCCTTCTGGAGGGCGATGTAGTCATTCTGCGATTTGATGTACCGCTCTTCTGCTTCCTGGAGTTGCTCTAGCGCCTTCTTCCGCTTCTTATCGCCGGACGTGTTATTGAGCACATCCTGGGCGTGCTGGTATGCTCTGGCGTTAGCCTCTACTACATTCTGTTGGTTTTTGAGCGCTTGGGGTATCTTCTCCGTGTATAGTTTAGCCCTTTCGTCCGCGTGTCTCTTCTCTATCTCGAGCAGTTCTGTCTCCGATGCGTTGCGCTTTTTTGCCTCGTTTGTCTCCTCTCGGTATGCGTCGTCTATCCGTTTGGAGTTATTGACTATATTCTGTGCTAGCGCGTTGTTCTGGATCGCTGCATCCGTGGTTGCCTTCTCGATTTCCTTCAGGTCCTGCTTGTATGCCCTCTGTGCTTTACCGGCTGCGCTGAATACTCCGACCAGCTTCACAATTCCGACCGTCATGGCTGCTAATGCTGCCACGCCTGCTACGATTAGTGTAATGATTGCGCCTATCGGGTTTGCGGCCATTGCTGCGTTGAGGCTCAATTGGGCGGTGGTGGCTGCTCCTGTGGCCGCGGTCTCGGCGGTCTCTGCTCCTGTATGTGCTACGGTGGCCGCGGTCTCTTTGACCTTGGCAGCGGTGAAGAGCTTGTAGTAAGCGGTCCGCAGTACCACTCTGGCTGCGCTGTCTTTGTCGAGGGTGTTCGCCACCTGTTGTACTCCGTTGAGAATGCTGATGGCGGCCTGTACCTTCAGGAAGGCTTGCTGTAGTTCCTCGCTCTCTCCTCCGAGCAGCGCCATAGCCGAGGTTGCGATATTGAAGGTCCCGACTAATCCTTGGCCTGCGCTCATGGCCGCGTCAAGGTGTACGGTGTCGCTGGCCAGGATGCTGATCTGCTGCTGGGTGTCTCCGAATTGGTCCTGCAGCTTTGCGGCTTGTACGCTCAGTTCGATGAAGGCCTGGGAGGATGTGTCTCCGTCCATCTCCATCTGCATCAGCTCCTCCCTGATCTGTCGTATCTGGTTTCGAAGGCTCCCCTGGGCGTTATTGAGCAGATTGTAAGCGCTGACCGACTGCTTCAGCTGGTCAATGCTTTTCTTGGTCTGGTCTATCTCGGCCTGCTTATCTTGCTTGCGCTTCTGGTATTGCTGTGTGTTTTTCTGCAGGGCCTGGTCTAGCAGTTTCTCGCTCTTTACCTGCTCACGGATAGCTGCTTCGTTCTTCAGCTCTTCTTGGCGCAGTTGCTCCAGCGCTTTCTGTGCCGCAGCGTATCTGGCTTGCATGTCTTTGAGCTGTGAGTTCGCCTGGCTGAGGTCGCTTTCGCCTTTAATCCTGACGATGATGTTACTTTCGTCTGCCATTGGTTATTCTATCTATTGCTTGTTTTTGTTTCTTTGCCGCTTTGTACTCTTCATCGCGGCGCTGTATTTCGCGGTCAAGCTTTGCCATGAACTCCAGGAAGGTCATCCCGTCCAGATTGGCTCTTGTTCCTCCGGCGACTATTTCTTTCCATTCTTCATATCCGTCTGCCTTTTTATTGAGGTAATCGTACGGATTAGTTGTTCCTGGGTCTGGTTTATTTCCTGGTTGATCGGCATATATGCGTCTAAATCGAGCCCGACATTCGTCAAGAAGGGCATTAATTCCTTCATGGGCTTCTGCGAAAAAAAAGCGGCCACCTTCTGGTCCTTCCTCCAGCGTGCTATCTTCTTCTCTGCGTAGGCTGGCTCGTAGACGCAGGGGTTCTCTGTTTTGTCAAAAAAGCAAACGCTGGCCAGCTTGTAGAGTAGTTCTACGTCGATGGTCAGGTTCAGGCGCTCTTCCAGGATCTCGTTCAAGGCGTTGATTTTGTAGATGTCGATTTCCTTGGCGTGTAACAGCTCCTTCATCTTGCTAACGTAAAAACGGAGGAACTTGACGCTGCAGCGCATCTCTACCTCGTTGTAAACTTGCAGGGCGGTCAGTCCTCTCTCAACGGGGAGGTTCGTGATGTCTGCGAAGCGGTAGTACTTTACGCCTCCGCTTGTAAAGGCGTAGTCGATGCGGTATTTTTCTTCTTGCTTGCGACTCTTCTCGCGTGCCTCTCGCCATACCTCAGCGAGCTCGTTGATGAATTTATTTAGTCCCATATCTGTTTTATTTTTTTCTCCAGGTCCTTGCTGTCTCCATCGGCTACCTGGGTGTTGTTTGCGGTTAGTTTCCAAAAATTGCGGCTCTCATAGATTGTAAGCTCATAGTGCGTGCTGTTTCTGTATGCCATGTAAATGTACGGGCTTCCGCTGCAGGAGCAGCCTCTTCGGTTGTATGTGAAGCCCAGGGCGGTTGCTATCTCTCTCATTGCTCGTCTCCTTTCTCTTCTTCCTTGTGGTCTTTCACTTTGGTTTCCTCCTTCTTCCTGGTGGTCTTTGGTGTTGCATCGATTGTCTCGGTCCTTCCATCCGAGTATGCGACGAAGACGAGGCCGTTTCGGTAGTCCCACCTCACGTAGCTCTTGTGCTTCTTCTTTAGGTTGCGGTGGATCCTTGTGTCAATGCGGCGGGCTTCGTAGCGGCTCCGAACTTTGAAGCGCAGCCTGTCCTGTATGACGTACATCGCTTTGTTTTCGTCTGCGGCTCTCTGTCTCGCGTCGCCCTTGGCCTTCTCTAGCCTCAGCTTCCAAACGAGGCGGCGGGTCCATTTATACGGGTAGATTGCCCAGAAAAAGATGGCGACTCCTGCGTAACTCAGCAGGGTACTCGTTATGCGCTTTAGCGCTTGTGTGTCTATTCTGCTCATTTGCGGTATTCGTTTATCATTTGGTTGATCTCATTCTTCTCTCGCTTGTAGCGTTCCTTTTGTTCCTGGTGCCGGATCATTTCTTTTCTCCAGGAGTGCCAGTGTCTCTTTGGCGCGTGTCCTCTCTTGGTGCTCATGGTTCTTTCTCGGTTATGTGCGCGATGAGGGTGTTCAGGCCAATGACGGCCAGCATGGTTGGGATTATCTCCCAATCCAACCCGTAGAGCGCGGGGTATATCGCCATGGTGTAGATGCCTCCCATGCAAATCAAGCACTCGAAGAGCGGCTTCTTCAAAATTGGGACCCTGGCTTTGTCCAGAAAGTTTGCCGCGGCTACCCGCAGCTTCTCGAATATCATCCCGTCCTTTGTTGTCTCGTGGATTGCGGTAATGATTAGGCTGATAATAATGGCTTTCGTTATCATTGCTTTCTCTTTTGTTGGTGGTCTTTCGTGTTAGCTTATCTCCCTCATCTCCTTGTAGAATTTGTGGAAGAAGTAGCGGTTATTGTCCAGGAAGTCGGCCTGTTGAGCCTTGTCGTCTCGGTTGACCTTCTTCGGTTTATTCTCTTCGTCTGCTTCTACGTTCTCGAAGTCGAAAATGGCCGGGGCGCATTTCTCTTCGTCGTAGATGATGTCGTATTGTTCGAAGAGCGAATTCATGAAGTAGCGGCTGTCCTGTAGCCTTGGGTTCTGTGCGTGGTATTGCATCTGTGCCCGTCCAAGGTTGAAGTAATTCTTCACGATGGTGTAGTTGTCTACCAGGCTCACGGTGGTGAGGTTCTTTCCGGCCGCGTCTCCCGTAACGATTAGGTGCGCTCCTGGGTATCTTCTCTCCAGCTCCTGGCATACCATCCTGGTGGTGGAGTTCTCGATCCTTATGCAGTCCACTCCTCGCACTCCTCCTTCGTCGTTGATTTGAAAAAGCGTGCAGGTCATCGGGTTTCTGTTGAAATCGAAGGACACGTATAGCCAGAGGTTCGGGTCGTATTCCACGTGTCCTGTGTGCCGCTTTTTGTCGAATGCGAAGAGCCAGAGATTATCGCTTGTTCCGTGCGGGTTCTGCATGTATTGCGCGTCGAAGACGATCGGGTTCGCCTTGCGCAGCTTGTGCAGTTCCTCCAGGGTTTGTTTGAAGGGGTACAGCGCGTGCTCTTCTCCGTTCTCGTCTTTTGTTATCGCTGGTAGCGAGAGTACCTCCCATTCGTCTGGCTCAAGGTCCATCAGGTATCCGGCGAGGTCCTTCTGGTGGATGCGCTGCATGATGACGATGATTGGTGTCTTTCGGCTGTTGGTTCTGCTTCGGATCGTGGTCTCGAAGCGGTTATTTACTTTGTCTCTGGTTACGGCGCTTGACGCGTCATCCGGCTTGAGCGGGTCGTCTATGATTATCGCTCCTCCGAATAGTTCCTCATTCTCGTCGATTGTGAAATCCTTGTCTATCTCTTCCTCATCTTCCTCGTGGTAGTTCTGTCCCTCGTGTGTCTCTACCGTTCCTGCTCCAAATCCCGTGACCTGTCCTCCGCTTGCCGCAGCGTATACGCCTCCTCCTTTGTTGGTGTACCATTTCTGCTTTGCTTTTGCGTCTTTCCTGATGGTCACTCCAGGGAATAGTTCACGGTACCACTCGCTGGCTACCATCTCTTTCGTCTGGTCGCTGTTCTCAAGCGCTAATCCTCCAGAGTAGGAGAGGTGGATGAATTTTGCCGCAGGGTTGATCGCGAGGCCTTTGGCGATGAAGGTCTTCACGGCCATTTCGGTCTTCGAATAACGCGGCGGCATGTTTATGATTAGCCTGGTGCATTCTCCGTTGTAGACTCGGTCCAGAGCGGCTGCTATCTTCTTGTGGTGTTCTCCCACGTTGAATGGGTGGCCGTTCTGCTTGTAGAAAAAGTATCTCGTGGCGAATAACGTGTCCGCCAGGCATGCTGCTCTTATGACATCTGTCTTTGTTGGCATCGCTTATATCTTCTTCTCTAGTTCCTTCATGAATGCGCGGGCTTCGGCCATCGTCATTTGCTTCTCCTCCTTGATGGCTATCGGCTCTCCGTCTGCTCCTGTTATCTCTGCTTTTGCTACTGGCTTCTCTCCCATTGTGTCTCGTAGTGAGTTGAAGGCCTGGACGTTCCCTTTCATGGCTTCTCCGAACATCGCGATTGTCATGGCCATCTGGTTCGTCTGGTCTTCGTCTGCTATTCCGAGCTCCTGCATCTTGGCTTTTACCTGGGGCATCTTGCAGCTACCGCCGAGGAGAAAGAGGACCGTTTCGCGCAGGGTCTTTTTGTTTCTTCGGACCTCTCCTGAGCGTATTCCTCCGGCTCTTCCTCTGGCGCTCGCTTCCTCCTTGGTTCGAACTGGGCGCAGATTCTTGTTATTATTTCCTCCTACTTTCTTAGACATGGCCTGGTTAGAAAAGTCCCCACTCTGCGAATTTCTCGAAGCCTCCGATGTTCAAAATAAAGCGGCGGGCGGTCTCGACTATTTCTTTGTACGGCACTCCGTTTACGAAGCGGTCCCCTATGGTGCAGCATGCTGTCACGGGTTTATCTTCCATCTGTGCCTTGCACCAGCACCAGATGTTAACGCTCACGTCTGCTTTACTGAGGTCTTTTCCGTGAAGGCCTCCTCCTGTGACGCCATCGGCCATGTCTGATCCGAGTTTGCGGTTAGTGGCTCCCGTGTCCACATCCGTTCCTCCCGTCCAGTCTCCGAGCGGGTTGATGGTTGCCTTCTGGTATGCGGCGCGCAGCTCTTCGGTGATGGCGTTGCTCTGGCAGATAATAAGTCGCTCCCCGTCCAGGATGTATTTCCCGTCGGAGTGGTACTTGGCGTATATCTCTCTGGCTATCCTGGAGAGTTTGGCCTGCTCTGGTGTGAGTGGTGTGCCTTTGAAGATGCCGTTGTCGCCGCAGCGGATTTCTCCCTCCTGATTCTTGGCCAGGTGTTCGTCCTGGTGGTGCGGCGAGTAGTAGATGCGGATCTTATGTCCAGCTATGCGGTAGACGATATCGCGTACCTCGTTATGGCTGATTTGCTCGCTGGTCTCGGTTATGATCTGGCAGACGCCGTGGCCAATGAGGACCTCGGCTGCCATTTTGGCATTGTAGTTTTTCTTGTAGGCCAGGTCGACGAGCGCTCCGGCGATGCGGTCTGCCACTTTGTCTGGGTGGCTTGGGTTAACTTTCTCTATCATTTCTCTTCCGTTTTTGTGGTTACTTTTGCCGCAGTTTGTCCCGTGAGCTTCTCCCAGCGCGCGATGATAACGTCGCAATAGTGCGGGTCGAGTTCCATCGTGTAGCATGTTCTGTTCATCTGCTCGCAGGCTATCAGGGTGGATCCGCTTCCTCCGAAGGTGTCGAGGACAATCTGTCCCTGTCGGCTGCTGTTTCGTATCAATCGTGCCAGGAGGCGTATGGGCTTCATGGTTGGGTGCTCTGCGTTCCTGGCTGGTTTGTTCTCGTATATTGTGGTGGTCTCCACTTTGTCGCTGTAGATATCCTTCAGGAGTTGGATGAGTTCGTCTTTCTTCATCTTCTCGAAATCGAGACCATCGTCTTCTATGGTGGTGGTCTCGGTTCTGCTGTTTGTGAAGTAGTGCGCGGCTCCGTCCTTCCATCCGTACAGGCATGGCTCGTGTTTCCATTGGTAATCCTGGCGGCCGAGGACGAGGCTGTTCTTTACCCAGATTAGGCATTGCCTAAGCGTCCATCCGGCGGCTTTGAATGCCGATCGGAAATTGTATCCCTCGCTATCTGCGTGCCAGATGTAAATGGCGCAGCCTGGGCGCAGTACGGTATTGGCGGCTGTGAAGGCATCCGTCAGGAATTGATGGAAGGCGTTGTCTCCCATTTTGTCGTTCTGGATCTTCTGGCCGTCGCTTCCCTCGTAGTCCACGTTGTAGGGTGGATCGGTCAGGAAGAGGTCGGCTGATACCCCCCCCATTAACTTGGCGATCTGCGCGGGGTTCGTGCTGTCTCCGCAAAGGAGGCGATGCCTTCCGAGCTGCCAGATTTCCCCTGGCTGGGTGATAGGCTGGACCTCGTCTTCCTCTTCATTGAAGTCATCCTCTTGCGGTTCATCCTCTGTCTCTGTTAGGTCTACCGTTGGTATGTCAATGGCGCATGAGTTCAGGAGGTCCTCGGCCCATTCGTTAGCCAGAAGGTCGTAGTCCCATTCTCCGTATCCGTTGTTATCCTTGATGGCTATGCGCTGCAGCTTATCCTCCGGCGTGTCTTCCGGCAGGATCTTGCAGTGCGCTTCCTTCTCTCCGAGTTCCTTGAGCGCGGCGAGGCGCATGTTTCCTCCGATTACGATGAAGTGGTCCGTCCCTGGTATTGGAAAGACTAAAAGCTCGCGCAGGTTCAGCATCTCTGGGTCGTCCTGGATGCTCTGCTTGAGCTTATCGAATTTGTCGTCTCTAATGATGCGGGGGTTCTTTGGTAGTCCCTGTAGCTGACCTTTATTTCGCTCCAGCCTGGTGAGGGGGAGTGTGGCGGTTGTTATCGGTCCCATGTTTGTCTATCGGTTAGAATGGGAGGTCTACTGAGGCTCCATCTGGAAGGTCGCCGTTCATGTACATCTTCCATGCGTAGTCGCTCCCGCTATCCCATGAACTGAAGGAGCCGTTCTCGACGCATCTCATGTGCGCTGCTGCTAGTCTAATTCCTTTCATTGCTGTGGTGGTTTAGTCCTTTATCTTCTTCTTGGTTATCTCGTTCCATAAAGGCGCGCATCGTATCGGCTTCTTTATGGTCGCGTATTTCTCGATGATTTTGTCTATGTAGTCTTTGTAGAAATCGTATACCTCCGGGTTGTCTTCGAGTATGAACTGCTCAATGTTTGCGCTCGATCGGAGGTTCGCGCTTCCCTGCATGACTATCTTCATTCCGTCTTCCGTCTCCATGGTCATGGTCTTCGTGTGTATTCCGGCCACTCCCATCTGGAAGTTGTTTTTCTTCTGGTCGTCTAGCTTCTCGTAAATGTACGGCACCACGTCATTTCGGTAGTTTCTGTAAAAGTAGGCGCTCACGACCAGGTTCAGTTCCTGGATGTATCCCGTCTTCATCAATTGTGCCAAGACGTCCACGTTCCTGGTTCCCATGCTGAGGGTGGAGATGGTCATCGTCTTTGCTTTTATTCCCTGGTGGGTCATCCATGCGTAGATGAAGTCTCCGAAGACGAAGTTACCGCTGACGATTACGTCGTATCTCTCTAATGGTCCCATCTTGAGCTCGCGTCCGAGTTTGTCTGCGTGCTCGTACTTGATCATGTGTCTTTTAAAGGCCACGAGGGTCGGCTTGATGTATCTGGTCTCGTAAGTGTCCGCTCCCTCTTCCCCTTGGTATTGAATGTCAAAAATTCCGATGTCGCTCTTTTCTATCCCGACTCCGAGGTCCTGGGTTCCGAGTCCCATGTTTATGTCAAAATCAAAGCCTCCCATAAATTGTGTGCAAAGGTACTCTTTTGTTTGCTGTTTTCAAATTCTTAGCGAAAAATCGGACGCTAATCTTTCGCTATGGGGTAGTAGGCTGGGTGGTTCTGCGCCTGGTACTCGTTGATGATTCCGCGTTCCACGAGTTCGTTTAGGTCGGCCCATATGTGGTCCGCTTCCGGGTGGTCTCTGTGGACCCGCGTGTCGATCTCAATACGGAGCGCCGAGGCTGGGAACCTGCGCGCTGCTCTTCTCTCCTCGCATATCGCTGTGACCGCGTCGAGGACGATTCTCTGGCTGGTGGTCAGCTGTTCTATATTTGCGTGTATGCTCATTGTATCTGTGTTTTGGTTTGTCTCTCTTTGGTGTTCCTGGCCAGTTCCTCCATGCCCTTGAATTGGTTTTCGAAGTTTATTCTTAGTTGTAGGAATTTGTCGGCGTACCACTTTTTGTAGCTTTTGCCGCTTATCCACCAGTCGAAGATGTTCTCTGCTATTTCGTCTTCCGTGTCAGCCCTTCCCGTTTGGCAGGAAGGGCAATCTAAAAACCCGGACTTTGTAACCCATACCATAGTTCTCTCCTGTAGAATGTTTCGCGGCTGTATCGTCTCCGAAACGCACCGCCCCATAGTTGCGAGAACGCTTCGCTGCGATTTGCTTTGGTATTCCTGTCTGGTAATACCCCCCCACACACGAATTCTTTTGATTGCCTTGATCCAGTTTCGTTTCGCGTGTGGGTATTCCTCGATATATCTCCTCTTCTGGTGGATGTTGCTCATTGGGCAGAGAATGCACCCGATTCGTCTGTGTCCTTTGTCGTACAGGCTGCAGTGTGGAACCTTGACGACATCGTTTAGAAATTCCCAGACTTCCTTCTCGGTCCATTCTATTATTGGGCTTATCAGGATGCTCTCCTTTCCTGTTATGCATCCTACCATGCTCTCGCTGGTCACTCCGTATGGGTTTGCTACTGAAGGCTGGAGGGTGATTTTCTTGATGCGTTTGTTAGCTCGGCGTGCTCTTTGGAATGCCTCGAACTCTTCAATGGTACCGCTGAAGGCTCGGCTGCTTACCTCTACCTCGTTCCTCTTGGCTCGCCTTGTTGATTCCTCTCTGCGTATTCCTATTAGCGTTACCTTTCCGGCTCCGGCGTTCTCTTTGAACTCTGCGCAGCACCAGCGTATTCTCTGGCTCGGTAGGATTCCTTTCTTGACGGCTATGTTGTAGATGCTGTCCTTTGGCTTGTGGAGGATCACGTCTGGGTACTGCTTCTTTACGAAGCGCAGTACCTCCGGCGGGTCTACGCTTGTGAGGTTCATGTGTGCCTGGAATTGAACCCCGGCCATCTGTGCTATGTGGTAGAGCGCCTGGCTGTCCTTTCCTCCAGAAAAGGCGAGGTAGTACCCATGTTCTTGGTCGTACATCTTGGCGATCCCCTCGGCCTTCTGGAGTAGTTGGATGCTCTTCTCTATTTTTGTTTTCAGCGTGGTGGTCATTTTAGTTTGACGTTTTGAATTTAATCATTTTGTCGTTTGCATTCAAAGTGCGCACAGAGGTCAACTTGATGGCAAAATGCGCATTTGTAGCATTGGCGGTTTTCTTGCCTGTGTACTCGATTGCCTTATACACCGTTCTTATTCCGTGCTCCTCCAGAGTGAAAGTCTTTCCCGGCTTAACTGATATTACGAAATCTTGCACCGCTGATATGCCACCGTGCGTATCTATCGTTAGTCTTGCTGCCATATCAATATGCCTTACCGTGTTTGTATGGTCGGGTGAGGTTGTAGGCCACCTTCAGTGCGATGTGCTTCTCGATGTCGATGTTCCTCTTTCCGCATAAATCCATGAGCCGGATGATTGCGTCTGCGATCTCGTCTTCGAGTGTGTCTTTTATGTACTCCTCGAATAGAGCGGCTGTTTTCTTTATGGCCTCCTCTTCAGTCATTCCAGGTTCTACCATTGGCTTGCATCCTTTTGCGGTTATCCATCTGGGTGCTTTGGCTTCGAATTCCTCGAGGTCGGCGTATTTTTCTTTGCGGTCTGCCTCGCACGCCTCGGCTAATTCCGTGACGACGAGCATGAGGTCTGTTGGCAGGTCATGGCTGCTGAATCCTTTGCGGATGGATTCTCTGTGTATCTCTCTGCATGCCTGATTTAGTTTGAGTTCGTCTAGCATATTCTTTTGTTTTTGGGTCCTCCTCTTCCGACTAGTCTTGGGAGGATGTTGGTTGTTATACTTAGGGGGTTGTTTATGGTCGTCATGCTATCGAAGACTACCTTGTAGTAATGGTTGAGCTTCTTTGGTGTCCATCCCTTCAGCGCTGCTTGTAGCCGCAGCCACTCCATGACGCGTTGGTTCATGTCTTTGGTGGACTCCTGTGTCGCGTTACCGAGTTGCTTGTAGCAGTCCGTCACAAGGTTGGCGGTTATCTCTACCAGGATCGGCTTTGGTTTATCTTCAGTATCCATGGTCTATGCTCTCCTTCTCTTGCGTTGGTGGTTGCTCCTTGTATCTAAGGCAGGCCGGATTGCTTGCCTTGACTCGTTTGTTTTTCTTTCCAAAAGTCAGCAGGTCGCATGATATGAATATCTGTCGGCCGTTGAATGTGTGGCGTATGCAGTGTATACAGGTTTTGCATCGCTTCTCATTCTTCAGCGTACAGATCCGGCTGTCTTTGTACTCGTCTATGTCAAATAATGCGGTCTGTGCCATGGTCGTCAGTCATAATTTCTGGTACTTGCTTGTGTCCATTCCGAAGGTAAGGCCTTTGCTCTGGAGTAGTTCGTCTAGCTCCGTTAGGCTTCGTTTGCCGAAATTGCGGAAGCGCAGCATGTCGGCTCTGGTGTATTTGACCAGGTCTCGGTATGTGTAGATTTCGGCCCGCTTGAGGCAGTTGTAGCAGCGGACGGTCATGTCCTCGTGTATCGGACTGTCCAGGAGCCGTGCTATCTGTTCCGTCTCACTCGGCAGCTTGATTCCCTTCATGGTGGCTATCTCTTCATTCTTGGTTGCGATGATCTGCTCCAGGTCTTTGATGGTATCGTCCCTTCTGGCTATCTCGTTCCTTGTGAAAGCGTAGCGGCGTAGCGCCCTCAGCCATATCTGTGTGACGCGTTGTTTGCTCAGATGGAGTTCTGTGGAGATTTCGTCTACCGATTTTCCTTGCAGGCAGTACATCATGAACTTGATGTCTCGCTCATTCAGGATGTTCTTTGCGTCGTCTGCTTCGTGGTTCTGGAAGTGCTCAATTGCCGCGACGAGTGTCTGAGTGATTGCCTCTATCCGTTTCGGGAACATCTCCATGCTGATCAGCCGGAGGCGTAGGCGCTCCTTCCTGTCTGCTAGTTCCTCTCGGTCGTTTTTGATCTGGACGTTGAGCAGTTCGATGTCCTGGGTTGCCTGGTGTATCTCCGTGATGGTGGCTTTGTATTTCTCCACCTCCTCTTTGCTGACCATGTACTTGTTTCCCTTCATCTGGTAGGTGAGGTTCCCGCCTCTGCAGAGGTTCTGGATGGTCTCTTTGGTTACTCCTGCCAATGCTGCAGCCGCATCTGTGGTTATGTACTTTGGTTTCATGCTTGGCCTCCTTCCTCTTCAAAGTTGAGCGACGCTTGGCGCTTCTCCATCTCGTGCTCTGCGATCGCCTGGTCTACATCCTTCTCCAGCCGGAGTGCGGTATGCAATGTCTCTTTGCTTCTGCTCTGGAAGTAGTCGCGTTGCGCCTGGCGCATGCTGGCTACCTTATCGTAGAATTGGTTCGCGTTCATATCTCTTCCTCCTTATCTGTGCATTGGTTTAAATGCTTTGCGAGGTCTTTGTCTCCCAGGCACTCTCCGTGGTGGTTAGCAAAGCATCGCAAGTTTAGGCATACCTGGCTCATTTCGTCGTACTTGGTTTCGACATTCTGTGTCTGTGTTTTGATTTGTTTAGCCATATTCTTATGGAATTTAAAGGGTTATTTTTTGTGCGCCTTCCTTCTTGGCTTGCGCGTTATCAGTTCTTTGCTGCACCTTTCGACGCGCTCTATCTCGTGTCTGCGCTCTTCTGGTGTCAGTGGTGTTCCGGCCTGTATGAAGCACGGGCATGCGTATTTGTCGGTGCTCCTGCCGTGCCCATTGATTGTGCAGATATAGCCTGCCTTGCTTTGGGTATCTCGTGCGATATCCACTCCCCGGTAGTCGAGGTACTCGCAGTTCCTGCATGTTGATCGTTTCTCTCGTTCCTGTATCATGGTAGTGTGCTGTTTGGTTATATGCGTGGGTCATTGCATGCGAGATCTACGTTGATGGTCTCGTATCCAAATCCGGCCAGGTGGTTGAAGACTCGCTTTTTGAATTCTTCGTTTGTCTGGAGCATGCTTATGAATTTCTGGGAGGTTGTTTTCTGCGAAAAGAAGAAGCGTATTTTCTTCGGCTCCGGCTGTATGCATCCGCGGTACCCGTTTATGAAATCCTCGGCCATGGTGTAGTTTGTGAAGTTGATGGCCTCCACGAGTCTTGCAAAAAATTCGCCCTCGTCCTCGCTGATGACTGCCTCACGTTTCGTCTTCCATGTCTCTGCGTAGGCCACGCGGTCCACGATCGGTGTCTGGTGTTCGTTGCTTTTTCTCCAGCCGCTCGACTGGTAGTATGTGTAGTACTCGCGCGCTTCGCTAGCTGCCATCTTTATTCCCTTTCGTAAAAATAGAAGAGAAATCAAAAAAATCTCTCTCTCTCTCTCTTCTTCCCCGCTCGACAGAGAGAGAGAATTATTAATTCCTTTCTTATCTTCTCCACTCTTATCTACTCTTATCGTACCGCTTTGGTTTTTGTGGGTTTCTTTGGTTTCTGCAAAACCGCTTTGGTTTTTTTGGTTTTCTTGGTTTTGTGTCCATTCCTCATTACAATCTTGGTTTTTTCGTGGTCTTCCTCCTCGGCTGCCATTGGCTCTGTATGCTTCGCATGCATTCTCGTAGGCTTCCTTGTCTCTCTCAATCTCCTGGCGCATGAACATGAAGGCCACGCGCGCTTCCGGCTCTAATTTGTCTGTCCTGTCTTCTTTATCGAAGACGAAGGCGCATGCGGCTTTGAATGCAGCGAGAGCGTGTCTGTCGTTGATGTCGTTCAGTACCCTCCACCATTTTTCGTAAAAATAAAAACGTTCGCGTGCCATATATTTGCGGTGGGCTAATCCCCAGGGGCTTTTTCTCTTCCCCTGGGGCGTTCATTCATTATTGTTGCTGTGGGAATAAGGTCCCGTCTTCGGAGCTCTCTTGGGCGGACGATTGCTGTCCTGCTTCTGCTCCTGGTTTTTTAAAGAATGCAGCGGCTTTGCCTGCTCCGATTGCCTTCTGCTTATCGTCTGGCTGAGCCTCTGGCAGCGGTGCGCGTTCTGCCGGATTTGATGGCAGCATCTCGTCTTCCACGTACAGGCCTCCGAGGTCTCTTGGGAATGATTCGCGTAATGCGTGCACCTTTGCTATCTTAGATATCATGGTGCTCTTTTGCTGATTCCATATGCTCTGGCCTTTGTCGTAGTCCTTCAGGTTGACGCGGGATACGCTCGGGTACTTGCGGTCGGATCTGTAAACTTTAGCCCAGCCTCCTACCAAGGTCCAGCCTGTTGGGATGAAGCACCCCTCGTCTTCCCGGATCTCTCCGTCCTTCTCGATGATAACTCCGGCCTGCGTCCCGTCGTAGTTCTGGTGGTCTTCAGCTCTTTTGAAGTACGCGTCTTTGCTGACAACCATCGTGGCGCTGGCATTGCCTCCTCTGTTGTTTTTGAACTTGATTACATAAGCCTCTCTCGTGAATGGGTTGAGGTGGTTGAATTTACACATCGCAATGAAGCGGATTATTTCCTCTCTGGTTAGGGTGTCGTCTCCGTTTAGGAGTACCTCCTGGACCATCTTGGCGGTCAGCTTGACCTCTTCTCCGTTTACTTTGTAGATGGCTGTCAGTCCGTCTTCCGTTCCTGTTGTCTTGACGGCTGGTTCTTGTGCAGCTTGTGCTACTTGAGCTACTGCTGTTGTTGGATCTGTTCCTGGCATAATTGTAAAATTTATTGGTTTATTGTAGGGTGATACTTATGTATGCTTCTCGTTTAGTCTCTTTATAGAATTCTTTGGTTCCTTCCGGGTCTACCTTCTCGTAGGCTCTCTCTGGGTGTGCCTTCTCGTAGGCCTTGCTGTCGAATTTTGAAGTCTTCGACTCAGGCACCAGGGTGATGTGTATAAGGCCTGGCATGTCTGCTCCGTCCACGCCATCGTTGATGATCTCGTTCTGCAGCTCTTCCTTGATGACATCGTATTTCTTGGTCAGCCTGTCGATTTGCTCCTTCAGGTCTGCCAGTGCCATCAGTCGTTCTGCGCGGCTGTTATTCATCTCCAGCATCTTGGGCGGGTTGTACTCGAAGTTCTCGAGCTTCTTCTGGATCATGCCAAGTCCGGCCATTATCTCTGCGGTGGTCTGCTCCATGCCCGCGTCTGTGATATCGCGCAGGGTCCAGTTGGCGCTGTCGAAGTGGTCCGTCACTCCAGTCTTGTAGTGGCTCAGGCAGAGGCGGTATTTTTTGCCGCAGGCTCCCGCCTTCTCCTTCAGCAGCATCATGTGCCATACCAATTGGTCGCGGTACTTATCCTGTACTTCGTCTGTTGTGTAGCGGCTGGCTTTGTTTTCCACCCATGTTATCTGTTCCTCGGTCTCCATCTCGTAGTCGATGTGGTTCATTACGTCAAATCCGAAGGTGTCGCTGAGTGTGTCGCTCTTGTACTTTGGGTTGCTGATTACCTTGCCCTGTCCGAATGCCTGCTCAAGAATGCCGAGGATGGCCATTTCGATGTCGTCTCCGAGGCGGGTGTAGTAGGTTGAGAAATCCGGCCGCTCTATGATGCCGAGCATCTGGGCGAGGCGGTCATTGTCTGTCTTGCTGAGTTTTTTGCTCCGGCCAATTCGTGCGACCATGGTCGCGTCGCTGGATCCGAGGCCTCCCTGTCTGGTGGCCATGATCTCTTGTTTGTAGTTTTGCTCTTCCATTTTTTTTAAATTGTTTTTAGGGTTGTTTATAAGTTGTTCATAACTTTGCGCGTTGCGCGTAGTCTTCTCTGTTCCTCTGGGTCTATCCGTATCTCGCCTCCTATCTTGGTTATGGCGACTACTTTCCTATTGACCCAATTAGCAAGGGTCTTCTGGGATATCTTCCAGAATTGGCAGAATTCCTTGGCGGTCATCGCCTCTTCTGGAGTCCCGTCTTCCTTCATGCGCTCGTATGCTGCGCGTGCCCTTTCTGTAGCAAGGCGGTCCGATTCGGTTACCAGCTGCATCAGGTCCTGGATTGGAAGGGTGATGCTTATGTTGGCTCCGCTGTTAGCAAGTGCGTATATCTCTGGTCCGTTCATGGCTATTGTGCGATTGCTGCTTCGAGTGCTGCTTTGTTTTCTTCCGATACCTCTTTGGCTGTGGTGTAGGCCTTGAGTTGCATGTCTGTCAGTCTCTCCGGCTCGCGTGCCTTCTGTAAGACAAAGGTCACGGTCGGCTGGCTGCATCCTGCTCGTTCTGCTATCCGCTTGATATCTCCTCGGTGGAGGTATTTCTTAATGTCTCGGACGCTCTTCTCGAATTCTTTGTTCATGATTGTTCCTCCTTTTTTGTTAGTGCTTCGAGCTGGATTTGGAGTTTTTTCTTGCTCTCATCCAGGTGCGCTATCTCCTCTTTAAGACATGCACTTTTATTGACCCTGAATGCATCCTTCCTGCTCTCTGCTGTTTTTTCGTTTTGGTTGATGGTAATGCCCAGCGATCCGTCTTGGTATATGGTTGCCCGGATGCTTGGGTCTCCTGTGTCGATTCCTACGTAGTTGTCTCCGTGGTATGAGACTTCGCAGTTTTGGTTGATCAACTCTTCCGTTGCTTTCTGTGCTGCCTTGGTGATAAGTTCCAGGGCTTCTTTGCTGAATGTCTTAGCCATAATTTTATAAGATTAGATGTTTATAATAGGGTTTGCTCTTTCTTCGCTGTCCGCAGCTCCTTTATCGCGTTGATGAAGAGTGCGGCGGTGAGAATGTTCAGTACGGCTCCGGCTATCGCAATGGGTGCGTTGAAGGTCTGCGCGATGGCTATGTTGTATCCCGTCTCGGTTAGCGTGCAGGCTTCTATGATTCCTGTGATCACTACCCCTCCGTAGTTGAAAAGTCCGGCGGCGGCTCTGTTTGCTACATTTGCCAGGTTTTGCGTAAATTTGCAATTTTTTTTCATTTTGTTTTCTTTTTATTTTGATTTGTCAAACTTTTTTATTATCTTTGCGTCGTTTTTGTAGTGGCTTTGCTTTTTCTTTTCGTTTCGTGGTGCAAAGATAATACAAAGTTTTGATTTGTACAAATTAAATCGAATAAAAAGCGAATAAAATGCAAATTTGCAACTTTGACTTTGCAAAAATGAAAATAAAATGCAAATTTACTAAAAATTGAGAGTTATGGCACAGAAATTGCAGGAGTTGACCTCCTATTTTGATGCGGCTCGCGAGGCTGGGCTGTGTGTAAATCAAAAAGAATTTGCGACTCTGGTCGGGGTTGCTGAGTCTACGATGTCTATGGCTATGAATGGCGCGGAGCGTGCTTTGACCGATTCTCTCATCGGAAAGGCGCGCGCTGCTCTTATTCGTGCTGGCGTTCTGGCCGCTCCCTCCGGCGGTTCTGCAGCGGTGGGTATTCATTCCTCTTCCGCTCCTGTCTCCACAGCTTCCGGGGCTTCTGTCTCTGCTGTGAATGGTAAGGGCGGCGAGCAAAAAATTTTAGGCACTCCTTCCGAAGACGTCCGGCATATCGTGGACCGCTTCATGGATGAGATGGCTGCTCAGCGTCTCTTAACCCAGCAGGCAATGAACCAGGTTTCGTCCCTGGTGCAAACTATTTCGAATTTGTCAAACCCTAATAAGTGAAGTTATGAAGCGTTATCTGTTATCGGTTCTAGTGGCCGTTCTGTCTCTGGCCGCTTCCGCTTATGAAGTCAAAGACGGCGCGGTCGTCTTCTCTTCCGTAGTCGAGGGTACGGGTTCTGTCGAGCAGGCGCATGCGGCTCTGGAGTCCTTCTTTGCTCTCCGTTATAACGATGTGAATTCTACGCTCAAGCTCAACCAGCCGGACCGCTTGCTTTATAATGGTCTCTTTGTTGATCTCGGTCGTTTTGCTATGGGGATGTGGACTATCGACGCTCCTCATTCTATCGAAGTAAATATTAAGGACGGGCGCGTGCGTGTGAAGGTTTCCGTCTCGGATGCCGTCTATCGCTCTACGGGTAGTAGCCCTGTGCGCTATTCTTATAGCGTTCCTGGTTCTGCTCCTATAACTGCCAAGTGCTCCAATCCCTCCGTATCAAAGAAGGATTGCGCTGCGGCCTTTGTGGAAATTGAGCTGCGTGCTGAGGCTCTTCTGGCTGATGTGGCCGCTGCGTTGAAGTCTCCAGCTGATGAAGATTGGTAATGGCCGCGGTTATCTATCGTCTTGGTAAGAAGCAGCTAGATGGCCGATCGGAGGTCTTTGTTCGCTTCTATGCGGGTGCTGGTGTGGACCAGCGCTGCTCTTCTGGCTTGTGGGTTCCCGTGGATCTGTGGTCTCAAAAAATGCAGCGTCTCGTTTTGCCGCGTCGTTTTGTCTCTGCAGATACGATCTCTGCTTCGGAGTTGCAGGAACGCCTGGATGCTCTGCGCTCGTTTATCTTCTCTCGGTTCATGGAGAGCCGCAGCGTCATTGCGCCTGGTTGGTTATCCTCGGTGGTGGATGAGTTCATGCGTCCATCGGCCGGGCCGCAGCTGACACTCCTCTCCGACCTGGTGCGCTCGTATCCGTCCCGTGTATCTATGGCAGCTGGTACCGCTCGTCATTACGCTGTGCTGGCTGGGATGCTGGAGAGATTTGCTGCTTTCCGTGGTTCTCCTCTTTGTCTCGAGACGCTGAAGGCTTCGGAACTTGACGAATTGGTGGCTTGGCTCCGGCGGGAGGAGGTTCCCTGCAAAAAGACGCAGGGAGTGCGCCTGGTTCAGCGCTCGCAGAATACCATCAACTCCAAACTAAAAAAAGTGCGGGCTGTCTGTCATTGGGCGGTGTCCTATGGTCTGGTGGATTCGTCTCCTTTTGAGCATGGCTATTCCATCCCGGTGGATGTCTATGGTTCTCCCGTATTCCTTACTATCGAGGAGCGGGATGCGCTCTATTCATTTGCGGGTCTTCCTCCGGCTCTGGCTGTGCAGCGCGATATCTTCGTGTTTCAGTGCCTGGTAGGGTGTCGTGTGTCGGATTTGATGTCCTTCACGCTGGCCAATGTTACGCCGGACGGATTCCTGCAGTATATTCAGTGGAAGATGCGGCGTGAAGTTCCTGTCACCGTCCGTGTTCCTCTGGCTCCCCAGGCTCTGGAGATAATCGAGCGGTACCGCGGTGTGGATCCTGACGGCCGTCTTCTGCCGTTCATCTCGGACGTGAAGTATAACGTGGCCATTAAGCGTGCGCTTCGGTTGGCTGGTATCTCTCGTGTGATCCTGGTGCAAAACAAAATAACTTACAAAGCTGAGCCGCGGCCCATCTGTGATGTGGCTGCTTCTCATCTGGCTCGCCGGACGTTCATGGCAAATATGTACAAATCCGTGAAGGACGCGCGTCTCGTATCCTCTTTTACCGGGCATGTCAATGGTTCCCAGGCGTTCTTGCGGTATACCGATGTTGATGATGAAATGAAGCGCGAACTCCTGCAGTCGCTCTTCAAAAAATAGCCGTGCCGATTTTATGCCGAGATTTATGGATTTCTTTTCTTGCGTTGGTGGTCTTTCTTCTTGTGCTATTTGCGGCTTCGGCCTTTGTATTGTGGAAAATTTCGGAAAATTGAAGAAATGTGTAGAAACTTTGGCGGGCTCCTGCACGGATCACGAAAAAAAGAAGACACCTTATAGGGTGTCTTTCTTCTTCGTTTGGGATGTCGTGGGTTTATCTCCCGAGGCGCTTACCCAAGAGGTTGTAGCGTATGCCTCGGCGGAGAATCACCACTTGATTGTCTTCCAGCCTTTTCTGCGGCTTATCCGCCGACGCACTCGGCACCACCTCCACAGCAGAAGGCATATCTTCCTGCGGACAAG